GTCTTGTCACCGAATAGGATAATTCCATCTCCTGGTGAGAAGATTACGGGGTTAACTCTGTTACTATACAGAACATCCCTTTGAGATTTTGTAGGATTATACGCTAGTTTGATAGCATTGAGGATTGAACCTCTTGCTGTTCCCGCAGGTGAGAACCAAGGGAAGTTGTTAATATCATTTCTAGCACAGATACCTGCGATGTCTCCGTTTAGAGGTACATATCTAAATGTATTTGCAAACCTATCATACATGTATTTGTATCCACTGTCAAATACAGCGTAACTTGATGAAGGTAATGGTGCAAAGAATGATACTACATTGTCTGTAATTGTATTAGCAGAGTTTATAGTATTAGTTGTATTATCAGCTGATTCTGATAAAAAAGCACCTCTATATGGTGATATGAACGCAATTGCGTCTTTTCTAAGTTCAGCAACTGAAATAAGTTTAGATGCTAAACCTTGTGCTGCTTCTTTTCCATAACTTGCAGATCCTTGAATTAGGAAGTCAACGTCATATTCTTCGGTATTACCAAGAATATCATAACCTCCATTGATATCTGCTTTAGTTGAATCTAAAGCACCTGCGGTTCCAATACCAGATGAATAATCGTAGTTGAAACCTTTTGAAAGAGTGAATGTCTGATTTCCAGCTGCTGAGAAGATTATATCTTCTGCAGGTTGATCCCAAGCATCATCTCCTTGTAATGTAAATCCAGAACTGTATCCAGTAGTTGTTATACCTGCAGGTGCACTACCACCAAAGATAAATTCTGAGTTGTTATAAAGATATTTTCTCCAGTAAGAAGGACTTCCTGCTGAGAATACTGCGTCTTGTGCCTTAGAAAGACTTAGATGCTTCTCAAGAACAGTACCAACAGTTCCTGTTACAGATCCGTTTCCATCAAAAACAATAACATGGACTTCATCATTCTTAGACTTTCTAGATTCAGCGAATGAAGAAGTTCCTGGTCTTCCTGCTAAAGCATTCCACTTATAAGTTATTGTTGAAATACCTGTTGAACTGATGTTAACTGTTTGAGTATCGAACCAGTCTACTGCAGTATCATAATTTTTAGTTGCATAAGCACTAGAATATCCATTTGTATGAACTCCTACTGTTCCACTACTATCAAACTGCCATGTTCCTCCTGCAGTGTAGTCTACTTCAACTTCATCTCCGTTTGGATCAATGTAAGAATTAACCTTAACTTTGACTGAACTATTTCCTGCACCAACTTCAGTAACTATACCTTTAAGGTAATATCCAGTTAACTGTGTTGTTGTTCCTGCACCAATTAATACTTTAGTATCAAGTCCTTGTGTTACACCATATCCAACTACAACATCAGCGAACTCCCCGCTTAATGTTTGGTCAGCAAGTGAATCAATTATTGCTACTTGAATACCATTCGCCCAAGAACCTGGATTTCTAGCGGCTACCACTACATTTCCAATTGTGTTCTCGTCGTATGTTTTTGTTACGTAATCTTCAGTACTGTTAATAGTAATACTACTTGCAGTTCCTGCTAGTGCGTTTGTTAAATTATCTCCCGATGCCCTTACTACTCGCAAACCGCCACCATACGCTAAGTATGATGATGCGGTAAGCCAGTGCTCATAGTGCTTATCGATAGCAGCAGGTTCCCCAAAAATATCTACTAGTTGCTGTTCTGTGCTTACCAATGTTGGTAAGTTAACAGGACCTTTTGGGAAAGGTGCTACAATTGCTCCAATTTTATCCGTTGTTGGATCAATTCGACCACTAGTAAGATCAACTTCTCTTACTAGTATCCCTGGAGATGCTAAATTTAGTGGCATCTTGTGTTCTCCGAATCCAGAATTATACTGAAATTATTTATTGAAAAGCATATTTTCAACGGGGAAACAGTACATGAACATACTTGTGTATCTTCTCCTCTGCCTGTTTTCTCAGAGAATTTAGGTTCATATGATGATATACTTCATATACAACTTCGTCTAATTCTTCTTTAGTTAAATCTGGATATAGTTCTTCTGCAATATTATCTAAGTGTATACCCACTGAAGGTTCTGCTAAAATTTTCATTTACTTTTATTTATCACCAATCTGGATATTCCCATTTACTACTTACTTTCTTCTTCTTCGATCTTTTCACTCTTTCTTTTGTACAATCCTTACATTCATAAGAATATGAAGATAAAGTAGTTCTATTCTTACGTGTTAGATAAAATTCTTGTACAAGATCTTTCGTTTCTCCACATACACGACATTTTCTTTCAGTGAATAGTAAATGATCTAAACTAATTTCACTATCAAAGTCCATTATAAAACCTGAATTACTCCTACCACTTCAGGAAATGTTTGAACTAAGTGTTTCTCAATACCCATTTTTAATGTTTGTGCACTCATTGCACAGGTTTCGCATGCACCAGATAATCTTACTTTTACTATAGCTGCCTCTTCATTCTTCTTAACACCATAATAATCCCTAATTGCTTCTTCTAAATTATCTTCAATTTCCACAAACTCCAAATATCCACCATCTGCTTCCACATATGGTCTCAATTCATCTAATGCTTCATTTACTTCTGTTGGACTTGGAATCATAAATCTTTTCCTCTCTTCTTATATATTCTAACCTAATTCCTTTATGTTGCAACAAAATTCTCTTTGCTTCCGTCATCTTTCGATGATAAAAAACAATAGGTTGCTCGTGTAATCCTGAGTCACCACTCATAAATCCTCCGTTGTAAAGTACTTTTATATGTTCTTCTTTCTTTCAGTTTATCATATAACCTTAATATTTACAAATTTTATATTCTCTTTATACTTTATTTTGTTACATATCTAAGTTCTGAAAAGCATTATCTGGTAATTTAACCATCTTTCAAAATTTACCATTCTAATCCAAATCCAATCCCAAACCATCGTATAGTATTGATTTATGTATAACCCAATTAAATCAATCTGCTTGAATATTGGTGTAACTCTATAATCAAATTCTGCTTGTGGTCCAGTACCATATTTTATTTCTTCATCACAAAACTGTTTACTAACTGCACCTTCTTTTACTAACTTTGCACACAATTCTCTTTTATCAAAAATTTCATACTGTCTTTCTCTCCATCCAGTATAAACACCAGAAACATTACTGAATACAATTAAAGGTACTGCAAATGCAACAGTAAAATTAACATATGCTTTTTTTAATTTCTTAAACATTACATATAGTCCCACATAAATGAGTTATCTCCATACTCATCGGTGTTCCATTCTTTAGTTTGCATCGGATTTTCTTTAGTCCACACATCTCCACCTTCTACAATAGGAGACATATCATCTAACCCATCATTAATAAATCCAAAAGGTGCCATGTCCTGTTCTATCTGGTCTCTCTGATCTTCATATATCCTCTTTCTTACATCATTATCAGTCATTTCCTTGAAATAATCTTGGGCAACTAACCAAGAAAATATAACCATACACATTGCTAGATCATCATTACAACCCTCTTCTGCCATAAATGAGTTGTTTCTTTGGATAAAAGTAGTTAATTCTGATATTATTTCGTAATCAGATACTAGTAGTTTATCATCCTCAATCAGTGTTTTCAGGTTTGAGCACCCTAATTTTTTAACTGCCTGAGACATTCTTACACCAAGTTGAGATTTTTTACCAGAAAAACCTGCTCCAACCACTTGTCCATTTCTTCCTCTCATAGAACACATAAGAAGATTGTCATATTCTAAATCAAAATGAAGAATACTTGCTACTTGATCTCCAATATCATTAACTTCTACCAATAAGAAGGCACCATTGTATGCTTTGCCCACTTCATTTATGATATTAGGGTATAACATTGGTTTAATTTCATTATTTCTATACTTACCTACTATCTTATAGGGGAATTTAGTTATATCATAAATGATAAATGCCGAGTAATCGTTACCAATTCCACGGGCAACATCTATAGTTATGAGATAATTAGATTCTTCTTTTGGGTGTTCGTATATGTCTAAACCATTATGTCTCTTTATAGGTTCATGATAAACAAGACTTTTTAACTTATCAGGTCTTATAAGAGTACCTACTGATCCTAAAAATTCGCATTCAAATTCAATTTTGAATTGTTGTTCAGAAGTATTTGCTATTGTTTGCTCTTTCCACGCATCATCTCTACCTGGTACTTCAGACCAATGAACTTCTGTTGGGATATAATCACTTTTACCTTTTTCTGCATCATGCCACATACGATAAAAATGATTCATACCTTTAGGGGTAGAAACAATAATTACTTTAGTGCTTTGTCCAGATGTAATAGTAGGATAAACAGAAGCAAAGAAATCATCCGCAATATGATTCGGTATGAATGCAAATTCGTCTAAGAATATAACGTTATAAGATCCACCACGAACAGCAGATGATGATGTAGAGTTTGCTGATATTTTTGATCCATTCTCTAATTCTAAGGAACCTTTATTCCATGCAATAATACCTTGTTGCATCCAAGTTGGTAAATTTTCATAAGCAAGTTGCAGTCTGCCTAATAAATCTCTGGCAGTTGATGCTTTGTTTGCTAATATTGCAACATTAACATTATCATTGAATACTGCATAATGAAGTAAATATGATACACAAGTAGTAGATTTACCTGTCTGCCGAGGCATTTTACAGATGTTAAATCTATTATCGTGAAAGTTTTCTAGTAACTTCTGCTGAAATGGATACAATTTAAAGGGTTGTAGTCCATGATCAAGAGTTACTATTTTTATATAATTCTTTGCAAAATATACGGGATCTTCTCTACACTTTATAAACTCAACTATTTGCTCTTCAGTAAAGTTTATAGGGGTATTTGCTTTTTTCAGATTTGGATTACCCAAATATACATTATCACTCATAGTTTCTCCTATGTCATCTCATAAGGAAGATCTCTTGCAGATTTACTCTTCGGAAGTAAACCGCTAGAAGTTTTATCGTGTTCTAAGGTTTGTTGTGCAAGATCTACCATTTTCTCCAAGTTTTGAATCCTTTTTTCAAGATTCTTCACTTTGGGGTCCAGTCCATCTTTGCCAGATTTTATTTTCTTGTCCAAGTTTTGTTCTCCAGTCGTAATGCGATAACTGAAGTTTCTCACTTGCAATAAGGTCACTGCCTATTCCTTTTGAAGGTTTTAGGGGTTCGTTTGGAATAACATCAATGAAATCTGCATAATGTTTACCATTAGCATCTTCTATAGAAACAGAATTAATATCTTCTTTTTGCATGTAATTAGATGCAGAATCCATTTTATCTGTTGATGTTGTAATCTTTGCTTGAACCCAAGCAGGTATATTTTTTTCCTTCTTGCCTAATGCTTTTTTAAGTTTGGCAACATTTCTCTCAGTTCTAGATAACTGCCTTTGTGCCATTGAAACTTCGTGATCTTTGTTCTCCTTT